GTCTCCTCCAGTGGATGCTTTTTCTGCCGACTTTAGAAGTTTTTCGTGCCCGACTGTTGGTGGATTGAAGCGACCAAACACAACAGTGAGGGTGTCTCCTGTTTCCTGCTCCTGGTCTTCTGGTGCAGGGGCAGCGGCGGCAGGAGGAGTGGGTGCAGGTGCTTGCTGGGGAGTTGCTGCAGGAGCGGGTGCTGGCGCAGCGGCTGCCCTCTGTGGTTCAGCGGAGGGTTCTCCCGGTGCTGCTGCCTGACGACCATCAATGTATTTAAGTTTTCCTTTTACAGTTCTTGCTACAGTTTTACCAGAACGATCCAGCCATCCCCCATGGCCATCTCCTTTTAGACCCAGTTTTTTCGCTTGCATTGATGCTTGCGACTGTGCTGCTTCTGTTAGAAATCTTGAGAAACTCTTCATATTGTTTGTTCTTATACCTTTATTTATTATTTTATCAAAAACGATGCATCTTTATCTAAATCAAAACTACTGGCCCTCAATGTACCGATTTTAAGAGCCATCAAAAAAGAATACTGACCTTTTGATTTGGAATTTGCTTTAATTCTTATTCTTATACTACCATCACCAACCATAGAAGAAAATTTAGGAACACCAAAACCCTCAGGATCACTTCCCAAACAATATAATCCCTTACCTTTTATTTGAATATAAAATGTATTTTTAGAATTATAATATTTTTCTACTTGCTGAGCCGCTAAACTTCCACCTTTAGATAGAAATTTATCAGGAAATCTTTTAATATCTAATACATAAGCTGCCTTTTTTTGTTCAACATTGGCATTATTTGGCAAAGTAAACTTTGCGGGCATATTAGTTTTTGGTTTCCAATGATTATTTGCCTCTTGAATAATTCTAAAATTTTTAGCAATCCCAATCATAGTTTGAGCGGCTTCTTTTTGATTTGATGTTTTACTTTCATCAATATAAAATTGTTTAGATGATGTATCAAAATCCATATTTAATTGAGCAAAATCGGCAGATAATTTTTCTTTCAACTCAAACTTTGTTGGTTTTTTATTTTTTGGTAATGTTAATTCCAAATCTGCTTTTGCATTGTCTGCACCCGCCGGATCTCCACATTTAAATCCTTCAGATCTTAATTTTCTAATTAAATCTACTTCATATTGAAATCCTGCATTTGCATTTATAGGAGATAATCCAGGATCATTATCACCATCGGTAAGTGGAGTATTATCTACTATCTTAGACATTTATTTAAATACTTTTTAAGTATTTAGAAGTGAAGATAAGAAGACTTGAGATCCCAACATCAACCTTACAAAGACTGTACTCTACCAACTGAGATATATCCCAGATTTAGATACTAAAAAACCCACTCAACTAAAAGTCAAGTGGGAATAAAAACTTTTCGTTTTATTTATCAGACGTTCAATCCAACAGCTCTCATTTGAGCGATCATTTTAGCTTTCTTATCCGGATCCATTGTAGAAAGTCTATCTCTTACTCTTCTTTCAGCACTCTGTCCTCTAGTTTCAGATTGTCTTTGCTTACGTTCATAAGCATCAGGATCTCTGTTTGCTTGAGAAGATTCAGAGAAGATTTCGTCAAAAGCATAGTGAAGATCATCCCAAGAATATCTATGTTTATTTATAATTAATATTTTTCAGCGGATCCAGGTGGTTTTGCTTTACCCATTCTGGTTCCAGCTTCATCACCAAACTTATCTCTTAAACTAATCCTTTCCATAGGACCTCTCATTTTTCCTGCTGCTCTCAGTCTATTTCTTTCTTCTGCGCGTCTTGCTGCTTGCTTTCTTGCTTTATCATAAGAACTCATTGCTTCATCTAACCACGCTTCAAATGCTTCTTTCTGTTCCTTTTTCTTTTTGGGAACATAAGTTCTTGGATCAACAATACCCTTAACAAAGTTTTTTGGATAATCTTTCATTTTTTTAGTTTTTGCTGCGTGATAAGCACCTTTTGCTCCAAGTGCAAGTCCTACTAAACCACTAATTATCCCAGCATCTTCATCTACATATTCTTCTTTTGAAAGAACCTTTCTTGCTGCCTTTACTTTAGCTCTCAAAGGTTTTCTAGTTCTTTCTCTACTATCTCTCGATTGTTGCTTAACGATGGACTCAAGATCATCATCATCGTCATCATCCATATCACCAAGATGATATCCGTGTCTCTGAGACATTGTTCCACCTTTATCCTTTCTCTTCTCAGTATCAGCAGGATGTCCAGATTGCATTGGGCCATGATCTCTTGAACCTGCCTTATATCCAGGATGCCCTTTACCACCAGTAAGTTCTGTAATAATAGCAATCGCTTCCTCATCAATCACATTTGCCATCATCCACTCTGCCTCTTCCAGAGTTTCTGCGTATCCTTCTGCTTGGAGGAACTCAAGAACTACATCAAAGATATCAAGTTCTTCTTTCCAAGCGTTTGGTTTTTCTCTGGTTGGTGTTAATCCTGCTCTTCTCGCTGCTTTGTTTCCAGTTCCACCATAAGATCTAGACTTAACTGGATTTTTAGCAATTGTTGGAGTAGGGGGAGTTCCGCCAAGATTTTCTACATTAGCACGACTGATGTGTTTGATTGCAGCAACAGAAGCACCTTGTCCTGGTTTTGCTCTACCAGAAGGAGTGCTACGAGCAGCAATCATCTCTGCTGCTTTTGCTTTACCCTTTTCGCTGGTGATTGCTTCATCAATTTCAGATACTTCTTCTTGAGAAGCATAAATTGCTTGATATGCTTCAAATAAACCAAAAGCATCGTTTCCTGTAAGTCTATCCATTTTTTACAAATACTTTTTTTAGTATTTATAAATCAAACTAACTCCATAGGATAATGCTCACTATCAATGTTTACAGTTTTCTTTCTTTTCTTCTTTGCTTCATTTACCGCAGAAAGCGTGAACAAGTTTGAATGTTTCTCTCCAAACTTTCTTACAATAGTTCCAGCAAGTTTATTTGCCTCATTTTCTGTTGGACTTCCTGCTTTACCATTGCCATTTACACCTCGTTTATGTTGACGATAATGGGTAAGTTCGTGGGCAACTGTTCTTAAAATATCCATCGTCTGTCTTCCAGCAATATCAATTACAATACGATTATCTTTAATCTGTCCAAATGCAGCAATCTTTCTGGCAAACTTAGGATCATCAACGAAATGAATTTTTGGAAGTTCTTTAATACCTAATTCTTTTTTTACAAAAGGAAGAAATGTATGAACAATTTTTTCAAAGTGTTCTTGTGTTATTCCCTCTGCAACAAAAGACAGAGAAATGTTAAACATCTCACTGTCTCTTTGAAGTTTTCTCCACTCAGAAAAGTACATTGTTGTTTTCTAAGTATTTATCAAACACCAAGTACTGTTGTAATGTTGTCATCAAGCGTTTGAATTACTGAGCGGATATCAGCAATGCGAGGAGGAACACTCACTTCATCATAGGTGTATCCTTTTTGGGCATCAAAAAGAATTTGACGAACTGCAGCGGCAGTACGAGCATCCATTTTAACTGTTACTTGTTTATCTTTAGTCATAGATCTCCCTCCGCACGATTTTCGGATTTATAAACATCAAATGCTCCCTCCGGATAACGAGCACTCAGTTTCTCAAAGTTCATTTGTAAAATCTCTTCAAAGTTAGTATCAAGTGCCATAAATGCCTGAGAAAGATACCAACAGATATCACCCAATTCACGCTTTAGGTGAAACGCATTTTCTTCGTTATAAGGTTTACCCTGAAGGATGATTTTCTTCACTACCTCAGTAAACTCACCTGCTTCAGCACTCATACCCAGAGCAGCAGTAAGAAGACGAGGAACATCAGCATCATCATTTGCTTCAAGTTCAGTCATACGAGCAAGAAGTTGTGCAAAGTCACTACTTGCAGGACTTGTAGTTTGACGAACGAATTCAATATATTTGTTTGTATCAATAACTTTAGTCATATTAGAATTTAAATCCTTCAAATGATTTTTTAGGTTTCCTTTCTTCATAATCATACTCTTCATCCTTTCCATTGTCAAGGATATCATTTTGAGCAGATTGTTCGCAATCATAAAGTCTCATTTTGGCACGATCAATACCAACCACAAAACGTTTATGAATAGTTGGATCATTATATCGGTTTTTCAGTTGCTTCACAAGGATCTGACCCAGACCTTCTAACTCTTCAGTGCTAATAAGGGCAAACATAAGATCAGCAGTAGCAGGGAGACCAAAGGATTCAGAAGTATCAGTAAGTTCAACATCAGAAGAACCATAACCTGAACGAGTGGTCTGAGTAGCGGAGACAATCGGGACATTAAATTCAACGGCGAGTCCCCTAAGTTCCTCAGCAATTGCTTTGACAAATGTATAAGAATTGATGTTACTATTTCCGCGATACCTAGAGGAAGCACAAATATTAAGGTAGTCAATGAAAATAATATCAGGTCTAAATGACTTTTTGAGAGCAAGTTCATTGAGCAGTGATTTAAAATGCCCAGCATGTGCTGAAGCAGTTGGATACTCTTTAATTATAAGTGTACCTTGAGTTTTCTTGGATAGATTAGTGACCTTACTCTCAAACATCTGCTTTGGAAGATCCACAATGTCTTGGATCGGAACATTGAGAAGGTTGGCATCAATTCGCTCAGCAATTCGCTCCTCCGCCATTTCAAGAGTGATGTAGAGAACGTTCCTGCCTTGCAATAAGACGGAAGAAGCAACATGGCACATAAAGAGACTTTTTCCAACACCTGTCCCAGCAAGAGCGATATTGAGAGTCTTATTAGGGAGACCACCTTTCGTGATTTTATTGAAATATTCCAGATCAAATTCGATCTTATCTTCTTTTTTATGGTAGGACTCATAACGTTTCTCATAATCTAACAGATAATCATGCCCGATATGAGTATCAAAACTTACAGCAAGAGCATCAGAAAGAATAGAGGGAATACTATCTCGATTTTTCTTTTCATCCTTACCATCAGCAATATGAATTGACTCCATTAATGCCAAATAAATGGCACGGTCTCGGCACCACTTTTCAGTACAATCAACTAACCAGTTAAACTCAACAGGAACATCTTCAAGAGAAGAAATTAACTGAAGAATTTCTTTAAAAGAAGTATCATTGATGTCTTGGCGTTTTTCTACTTCAATACAAAGAACTTCTTTTGTTGCTGGTTGATTATACTCTTGAACAAAAGAAAGTATTTCCTCAAATACAATCTTTTGATTTGTATCTTCAAAATATTCAGATTTTATGAATGGTATTACCTTTCTAATATATTCTTCATTGTAAATAAGATTTCTTAGAATGAGAAATTCAACTTTATCCATGCGGCATATCAAATACAAATGTTATTCTTGTCTCATCACCAATATTTACGGTTCCGTGAGGTAACTTATTATTGAACCACAAAAGAGTTCCTGGTTCAACAATTACTGTGTCAGTTCCACAAAAATACTGATATCTCCCCAGAATGGAGAGATGATATCTATCTCTTGTTAAGTAATAAGTCCCTTCATCAATATGTGCCCCCACAATTTCATCAACAGGTAATGAAAGAAATCCACAACGATGTATTTCTCTATTTCCAAAGTGCTTGCGTATGATCTTTCTTATCTCACTGTGATGTTCATATGCAGGTGTTTTGATATTGATTTCAGAATCTCCAACAAAATCATCTTTACTCTTAACACCACCCATTATAAGTTGAAGAGCACTTACTGGCAAGTCAGCAAATCCCCTATCAACTAGAGACTGGGAATCTTTCAGGTATTTCTGGTGATCCCAGTCTTGTGGATATTTTTTAAGTTGTTCTACAACTTTAGATACATTGATCCCCGTTTTTAAAACTTTAATCATTTACCATAACTAAACTCTTCTCTTGCGATTTCATCAAGTTTTTCCATCACTTCTGGAGTGAAATAAACCTCAGGTTCTTTAAGAATCTGTTTGGCATAAATCTTCTTACCATCAATCTCATAGCGTCCTGCTACATTCTTCCAGAGTCCACCAATCTCACCAAGTTCCAAAAGACCATAGTAACGATCAAGACCGCGCTCATCATAATACAGACGGATTTCAACATCTTTGTTCTCCTTACTCAAACGCGATTTAGCAGTCTTAGCCTTGATAATATTGCCGACCACTTCTGTTCCATCCTTTTCTTTCTTTTTGCTGAGATAAATGAT